GGATTTATCACATACTATGGCGAAAAACGCCTGTGCTCGTCTGTGGTCGATCCTTTCAGCATCATTCGCTATCGTTCGACTGCGACTGCGGCTTGATAGAGCAAAAGAGTTGCGGGGCTTCGGCCCCGCGCTTTTAACTTAATAAGGATTCGACGAAATGAGTGCAAACCAAAAAATTATTGATGCGATGAAATTGTCTCTCGCCGAGGGACGTATGGTCACTGTGGATTTGAGCGAAGCATCGACGATCACTGGCTCTGGTTTGAATATCGGGGGCCGTACTTATTTCGACGACGCCTTTGCAAAACTTCGCTACGCAAACCCGTTCCGCATGGGTGCTCGTATTATCAAAACGCCGAACAATTCTGCTGTGCAATTTGTCGCCAAAACTGGTAATGCGCTGAACCAAACCAACCCGTGGGACTTTACTCAGTCTCCCGATACTGGAACGCCTGGGACTGCGACTACGACTTGGCAGTTGCCGACTCGTATTCTGCAAGCAACTTTGCCAATCCGTATTGCGGCGATGGATGACATTAACGGTTTGCAGGCTGAATTGCTTACGGACTTGAATTTGGAATTCGCTGAGGCCGAAGGTAACTCGATGGCCATTAATAACGATCAGTCGGGATCGTCTACAACGACGACTGGCGGTACGTATGGTCTGCGTGGCCTGGATATGTACACCAGTGCATCTGCGAGCGCATACGGCACATCCGGTACGGCTATCACTAACGGAATTCACTCGATTGCGACTGTTTCCCTGGCTGGTGCAACTGTGACGTATAACAAAGTGGCCGATATTGCCAATGCGTTGCCTTCGCAATACTGGGCACTGCCGACGACGGCTTGGTTCATGACCCCGACGATGATTCAGACCCTGCGTCAGTTGAAAGACAACCAAGGTCTGCCGTTGTTCCTGGAACTTGGCGAACCCGGCGAGGGCGGCGCGGTTGGTTCAATCTTTGGTTGGCCTGTGATTCCCAATCCGTTCATGTCGTCTACGTTCCCGATTTATCTTGCAAACTGGGACCGTTTCCTGACCATCGCCGATGTGGAGGAAATGAATATTCAGATGATGGAGCAAACCGCCCCTGGATATGTGACGCTGTATGCTGAAAAGCGCGTTGCAAGTTCGGTGCGTGATCCGTTCGCTGGTGTTCGTGCAAGCGCCGCCTAAAGAGGTGCGACATGGCAGTTGAAAACCTAACACTCGCGCAATTTTTTGCGAATAACCGGGGTCCGTATAACTACGCCAAGATCGAGCAGATCGGGCGCGATGTTGCGACTCCGTGGCTTACGTTGTCGGAGTGTACGGAGCAACTGAACCTGTTTGATGATGAGTCGCAGGACACCTACATTACGTCGCTAGAGTTGGCGGTGAGAATGGCGATTGAGGATTTTCTCGGCATGGCAATTTTTGCCACGCAATATCGCACTTATTACGCAAACCTGGGGGTATATAACACCGAGGTGTTTTTGGACTTACCCGAGGTGTCCCAGGGCGCGTCTGGCGTGACCATTGATACGGTGGAGTTTTACGGTTCCGAGTCCAATACGATTCCGGTGCTGATCGACCCGTCGCAATATTCGTATGACCCGACTGGAAATCGCGTAATCCTGAATTCGATTCCAAACAACCTGAACCAGTTTGTTGCGAATCCGATTCTGGTCACCTACACCCAGAATGCAAACGTATTAGCGTCTTATCCGGTCATCAAGCAGGCTGGTCTGCTGTTGCTGACGCATTTATATAACAATCGTTCCAATACGACCGTGGAAAAACTGAACGAAATTCCGTTCGGTGTTGCCGCACTGCTCCGTTCGTACAAACCGCTTATCATGTGAGCAATTATGTACTACACATACGCTCATGTCAGAAATGATACTAATCAAATCTTTTACATTGGTAAAGGAATTGGTCGTCGTATGTTTAGGAAAGATGCAAGAAATAATCATTGGCATAATCTTGTCAAAAAAGCGGGTTATCATCCAATAATTATTGCAAAATGGGAAAATGAAAAAGATGCTTTTGAGCATGAGAAATTTCTTATTGAATGCTTTAAAGGACAACTTGTAAATCAATCAAGTGGTGGTGACGGCAATGACGCAAGTGGCGGCTTGTCTTTTTTTGGTCGGCAACATAGTCATGCCGCCAAGGAAAAATGTCGGCAAGCCCATCTTGGAAAACCTAAAACGGAAACAAGCAAAAAATTAAATGCCATTGCACATGAGAAAAAAATTCAGATCAATGGTGTTATTTATGACAGTTGGAAAAAAGCCAGCAATGCAACAGGCATCCCCATGGGTAGCATCAGTTATTTGCTTAAAGGAGTTTCTCCACATAGCAAATGGCATAACTTAACCATTTCGCTGGTGATGTAATGGCCATCGTCCGATACGAAAACCTGGACGTTAATAACGTGACCAACGGCACGGATGCCGTGGGGCAATACACAACGACTATTACAAAATGGTTTTCGACTCGGGGGCTGGTGCACGATGTGGCAAACTCGTTGCGAATCTCTGAGCGTTATCGGGTGTATTCTGACCTCGTAAACATAACGCTGAACTACACTCGCAATACAAAGCAGATGGTCGATAACCAGAATCTGTACAGTATTACATGGCGCGGTTTTGACTGGCGAATCACTGATGTGCGCGAATCGAATGATCGTCAAAAAGTGACGTTCCTTTGCTATCGCAACGACCCCGAGGTGCCGGTGTGAGTACGCAACAGAATCCAACTCAGTATGCGGAAGCGATCCAGGCTCAGTTAACGAGCATTTTGTCGCCTGTGCCTGTGTATGCGCTTTTTAACCGGAATTTTGCAACGCAGAGTCAGTTCGTGACTTGGCAACTACGGAATGTCCACCAGCCCGTTTATACGGGTCAGACGCAAAGCAACAAGGGCATTGATCGCCCCATATTTCAGATCAGCGTTTTCGCTACGAATATGGCTGATGCTTTTAATTTGTCAAACACCATATTACAATCGTTGCACGGTTATTCTGGACAATTCGGCGGGGCCGGTGGCTTTTTTGTCGCCAAGGCCGACGTCGATTGGCTCTATAACACCTACGATAATGAGATCGGGTTGAATCAAATCATTCTCGATTGCACGTTGGATGTTCCGACATAAGATACGACGAACGATCAACTCACTTTTGAAAAGGAAGGCAACAAAATGGCTCTCATTAACAAGGTTTTACCCGGTTACGTTGCAACGATTTGGTGTCAGGAAGGCTCCAACCCCGTTGCGCTTTCCGATGCCGAACTCAGCACATGGTCTGAAGTCGAGGCAATTATCGGCACTTCTGCTGGTGGTACTGGCACTGCCGGTATTCAAATCCCCGTAGAGGCCGTGCCTGCTTTCGGTGCTGACGATGCGTTCGCCGCATACTCGGTTGCCGGTGCTCGTACTGGTGCGAAGATCACTACGCAAAACCAAGTGTCGTCGCTGAACGTGACCTGCGCCTGGAACCCCGCCGATCCTGCTCAGTTGCTGGTGCGCGACGATGGCTATAACGGCACGATCATCCGTACTTATGTCATCGCTGTGTATGACGGCACGGACACTGTTGCGTATTCGTTTAACGGTCGTATCGGTGGCTTGCAGTGGGATATGTCTCCCAGTGCTGAGGGCAAGTTCATTTTCACGATTCACCCGACCGGCGGTAACTCCTACGGATGGGCCAACAACCCCTAATGGGAAACCCCTACGGGGGTTGATACGATGACGACAATAAACAATTCAAATGAGTTGCTTTCCTACGTTGTCGGATTAGCCGGTACTGGTCAAAAAAACTGGTTCGGTTATCCGCAACAACGTATTGCAGGCATTTATCTCTCATACGAGATCGCAAAAATCCATGCTGATACTATGACGCCCGAGCAAGTGGTGGATTACGTTCAGCGACTGAATACCTCGATTTTCCACAAGATTCTCAGGGGTGACTGATGGCCAAGACTTTCACCGTCGGCGTGGTCGGTGCGGAAGAATTGGAAGCGATTTTCAAAACGATCGAGGCCGACTTTGGCCCTAAAGATCAGAACAAAATCCTGGTTCGCGCCATTAAAGAGGCGATGCGTCCGGCTTTGATGCACGCAAAGACGAACGCCCCAGTTGATACCGGGGGCTTGCGTGAGTCGTTAAGAATTGAGGCTCGCAAGCCGACCCGACGAGACAAGCGGTCGCGCTATATCAGCGAAACCGATACTGTCATCGCAACGGTGACAACCGCCCCTGGCAATGTGCTGGCGAAGAAAAAATTTCACAATTATCGGGAATCGTACAAACAGAAAAAAGACGTCAAAACGCTTGGCATTGAAAGCGATGCACGGGCGATTGCGATGGAATTTGGTACGGCGCACGTTGCGGCACAACCGTTTTTGCGTCCAGCCCTAGAAAGTCAATCGGGGGTTATTGTCAACAATTTGGCGGCTCCGTTGAAAACTGCACTTGAAAAATATCGGGTAACTCAATACAAAAGACAACAACGAAAGGCATAAAACATGAATTCATTTGCAAACGCATTAGGAAAAGATTTTCTAAAAAACAAAGATACGGTTCGAGTTCGTTCATTCACTTTGGGCGGTCATACATTTAAAGTGCGCGTTCCCCTGACTGTGGAATTCGAGGCAATGCAGGTTCGCATGAAAGAGGTCGACGAGGAAAAGGTCGAAAAGTATTACGCCGAACTGACTGCCGAAATGCCCAAAGTTCGAGAGGAATTGCCCGAGGATACAAAGGTCGAAATCACTGATAACGATGTTGTGATTGATGGCCGGTCCATGCGCGAGGCGGCTCGAAACAAATTTATTGTTGAAAACCGAATTACGGAAATGTTCAAACTGCTCGTGCCCGAGGAAAAGGGGTTTGATATGCAGACAATCACATATCCGATGATTGAAGAATTGTTCCCGTTTCCAATCCAGATGCAGGTGATGGAGGAAATCGCCCACGTTGTTTCCCCGAACTATCAAGAGTCGCGGGGAAAATAACTGGGTCAGTCCGTCGGCAGGTCAAGGCATATTTGACGGCTCACGGCACTGACCCTGATTCGGTCGACGAGGAACGGTTTACAGACATTTGTATTATGTGGGCCGACGGGGTAATTGGAAACCGAGGACTGCTCGAAGTGCTTGGTAGTTTGACCGGGGCGGTCTACAATTACATGAGGTCGGAAAACCAGCGGGCGTACAAGTTAAATGACATCATTCCGAGAGCGCACGACTACATTTACCCGCCTTTGACTGAGGAACAGAAAAAGGCAAAGGTTAATGAGAGTCTGCTGTCGTATTTGAAGGCAAAACCAAACGTCCCACAAAAATTGTTCGGGAAGGGGTAAGCGATGGGAATGTTAGCAAGGCTCGGTGTGGTTCTTGGCCTGGATACGGCAGAGTTCCAAAAGGGGCTGTCAGGCGCAAAAAAATCGCTCGATCAGTTTGCCCAACAAATCCCGACTGTGGCTGGCGTAGCCGTTGCCGCCTTCACGGCAATGACCTATAAGGCTTTGCAGTATGCCGATGCCATTGCGGACACGGCAAAGGCAAACGACGTTGCTATTGAGTCTGTCTTGGCTCTCTCAAAGGGTCTGCAACAAAACGGTGGCGAGGCTGAAAACGCCGGGAAACTGCTGTCATCATTTACCGCAAAAATTGACGAGGCCGCGCAAGGCGGTCTGGATGCCCAAAAGACATTTGCCCGACTTGGCGTGTCATTGAAAGATTTGGGGTCAATGGGCATTCAAGATTTGTTCGATAAAACGGTCAAATCAATTGCCGCAATGGAAGATCCGATCAGCCGCAATGCGCTGGCGATGAACGTATTCGGCAGGGCCGCAAAAGGGGTTGATTTTGTTGGATTAGCCGCTGACTCAAAAGAGGCTCGTGCTGAGTTTGCGGAATATGCCGCCGCTGTGCAAAAGGCCGCAGACCTTAACGACAAACTTGCCGCCGCATCTGAAAAAACATTGCTGAAATTTACTACTGCGGTTGCGCCTGCGTTGTCAGTAGTATTTGATGAATTAAATAAATCGGGTGGTGTTCTTGACAAAATTTCAAGCGGTTTCAAATTCTTTTTGGAAAACATGATTTTTGGGTTCCGTATTTTGACTGATGTAGTCAAAAACACCATCATCATGTTTGATCAATTGGGCAAATATTTAGGTGATATTTTCACTTTGAATTTTGCCACTGCTGGAAAACGGTTTGATGAATACATGGCTCGTTCTAGGGCTGTAACCGAAGAAACAAAACAATTTGGCATCAAACTGTTTGGCATGGGACCGGAGGAAAAGAAAAAACCAACAACGGCTGTTGGCCGTCAGGTAAAAGAGGCCGTCGACCCGGAGGCTGAACGCAGGAAAAAAGAGGCTGAACGCTTGCGTATTGCTTTAGATATGGCCAAACAAATATCGGCTGAATACGAGCGTCAATCGCAGTTTGAATTGGAGCAAGTAGAGCGTCGTGGCAAATTGCTTGGCATGACCGCAAAGCAACGCGAAATCGAGGAAGCGGTCCTGGCGGTTCGTGATCGTTCAAGCAAACAACAGGCTGATATTGAGGACAAGATTGCCGATGCAATTATCAAGCGCGAAACCGAACTGGCTGAAGAATTGCGTAAGCAAAAACAGATGATTGAGGATCGCACGGAATTCTTTGTCGAACAAACTCGTCGCGCAATCACTGCTCAACAAGAACAACAAAATTCGTTTTTGTACGGATGGGAAATGGCGTACAAACAATTTGCTGAAGATTCCGAAAATTACTCAAAACTGGGTCAACAGTATTTCGATACGATGGCTAACGCAATGACAAATGCCATCACGACTTTTGTAAAAACTGGCAAATTGAATTTTGCAGACTTTACGCGATCAGTCATTCAAGATTTGATTGCGATTCAGTTGCGTATGCAAGCGATGCAGTTGTTCAAAATGGGCATGAGTGCGTTTGGCATTAGTATTCCTGGCGTGAGCGCAAAGGCTGGCGGCGGCATGGTTAGCGGCAACATTCCGTATATGGTGGGCGAGAATGGCCCGGAGTTGTTTATTCCGCAGGGTGGCGGGTCGATTGTCCCGACAAATCGGCTTGAATCTTCGATGGGTAATACTCCAAGCGTGGTTTATAACGGCCCGTATATCGCGCAAATGAGTGCAATTGATACGCAGTCTGCGGCTCAATTCTTGGCGCGTAACAAAATGAGTGTGTGGTCGGCTAATCAGTCGGCTTCGCGTTCTTTACCGACGAGCAAATAAATTATGAGTCTCAATCAAATCTTGGCAATTAGCGAATCGGTAGGAATTAACGATCAGCGTTTTGTTGGTCAAGTTCTTAGCCGAAATCAGAGGATTACGACTAGCGAAGTGCTGACGGTGGTTCCGTTTCAGTTTACATTGCGACCGATGCCGTATTTGCTTTATAGCCAAAATCGTGATTTGCTGAGTTCGTTGCGAGTGCCTGACAAGGCTTTAACGCAATATTTGAATTTCGGCGAAACCGGCTGGCAGGCTTATGTCGATTACATGGGTGATATGACACCGGCACAAATTGCTGGCTGTGCATGGCAAACCGCTTCGGCAAACAAATCGCTGGTGCTTGGCGATTTGCCTTCGATTGCATCGACGAAATACATCGTAAAAAATGGCGACTTCATGCAGGTCGGCTTGTATTCATATATTGCTACGGCTGATGTTTTGCGTGGTGTTGGCTCAACTGTGACTATTCCGGTGCATCGCAATCTGCTGACGCCTGTGACCGCGCCGATTGATGCGGTGATCGGTCAATACGGTACGACTGTCAGTATGGGTGGCGACTCATATACGGGCATCACTTTCCCTGTGGTGCTTAAATCTTATCCGACGTATACGTTAATCCCAATGGCGACGGATGCGTATATCCAGTGGGCTGGTGATTTTGTTGCGTATGAGGTGGTTTTATGAATGTAATCGCCCCAGTCGACGGAACAAATAATATTCGTTATGCAGATTTTGTTCGCGTAACTACGCCATCGGCTCAATATCGTTTTGCCACTACGCCGATGGCAATTACTGTTCCGGAGGTTGATATTCAACCGTTTGATGCCGTTGGACAGTTGGTTAAGGTTGGCGAGGCACAACGAGACATAAAAAGCACAAGCAACGAAACAACGGTTTCATTTGTCGGAATTGATACTGCAATGCTTGGTTGGGTTCTTGGCCAGGAAATCAAAGGCTCACAGATTGAGATGTGGCACGGTTTCTTTAATACTGACGGACAATTGATTACGACAGGCGGTACTGGTGGTCTGTACAAATTTTTCACTGGATACATTTCGTCGTTTTCTATTTCCGAACAATGGATGGAGGAAGTTCGCGCATTTGCTGGACTGATTACTGTTAGCGCATCGTCGATTCAAATGATTTTGCAAAACAGAGTTGCAGGACGATATACCAACGATAATTCTTGGCAGTTTTTTAATCCTGGCGATACGAGCATGAATCGGGTTGCATTTGTATCAACAATCAACTATCGTTTTGGACGGCAAGGAAGTGATGCGCCGCCAGTAGATTTGTCCAAAATTGCGGAAACCGCTGCTCGAAGTTTTTTGAGATAAAAATGATTCGACAGGCTACAAAATACGACAAAACACAGATCATTGAAATGATGAAAGCATTTCGGGCTGAAAGTCCGATCAGTGCGTTGTATGCAGAGGACGACCCAGAATATTGGGACGCTATGCTGACAAGCATTTTTGCTGGCCGTGGGGCTGTATTCATTGAAGATGGCAAAGGGTTGCTGTTGTCGATGGTCTATCCAAGCATTTGGAGTGGCAAGGTTTTTGGTTTGCACGAATTGGCATGGTATGTGTACCCGCAACACCGTGGTGGCACAACCGGATACCGCCTCGTCAAGGCTTATGTAGACTTTGCCAAAGGGTTGAAAGATTCGGGCCGAATTGCGTATTTCACACTCAGCAAGATGGTTTCAAGCCCTGCAATGAAATACGAAAAACTGGGGTTCAAAAAAGTCGATGAAAACTGGATTCAATAAATTTTTTGCAGTGGTGCTGTTGCTTTGTGCATCGGCTTCGGCGTGGGCAATGCCTTCGTCTGTTGTTTTGCCGGCTGTGTTTGGCGACATGATTTTGGCGGCGGCGGCACTAGGTGCAACTGGTGTGGCTGTTGCTTCGTTTGCAATCAACTTGGTTGCAACGGCAATTATCTCGAAGGCTTTTTTCTCTCCGACACAACCTGGAGTTGTTGATTCGCCAAATCCTGGAAACCGACAGCAGTTACCGCCTGCCACGGATAACAAACTGCCAATCATTTATGGCACTGCCTGGACTGGTGGCATTGTTACGGACTTGAGCATTTCGTCAGATAACCAGCAAATTTATTATGTTATTTCATTGTGCGAAGTAACCGATAACGGAAATGACACCATTACTTTCGGCGATGTTTATTGGGGTGGTAAAAAAGTAAATTTCAATCCATCGGAACCATATAAGGCTATAAGTTTGCAAGATACATCAACGGGTGCTGTTGATGAGGGCGTGAATGGAAGAATGGAGATTTATTTTTATTCAAACGGTTCAAATTCTCCTGTTAACAGTCCGTTTTCTGCAATTGAAATTATGCAAACTCCTGGACTAATTTATGTCTGGGACGAAACAAAATTGATGACAAACTGCGCATTTGCAATTGTGCATTTGTCGTACAACTCAGATGCCGGAACAACCGGCCTGCAACAAACAAAATTTGAGTTGACGAACTCCCGCACAAAACCGGGAGAATGCTTTTTGGATTATTTAACCAATGAGGTTTATGGGGCCGCAATTCCATTGGCTCAAATTGACATTGCAAGTTTTGTGGCTCTTGATGCGTATTGCGATGAACCGTTTGCATACACGGATTCTGCTGGCAATCCCCAAACTCAACCCAGATTCAGATTTGATGGCCAATTGTCTCCCGCACGCACAGTAATGCAAAACCTTCAGGATATGCAAAATTGTTGCGATTGCTTGATGCGATACAACGAAATTTTGGGCAAATGGGGCGCGATAGTTCAATCGTCAACTTACACGGTTGCAATGGAATTGAACGATGGAAATTTAGTTTCCTCGATTCAAATTTCGCCAATTGACATTGCTGGTTCGTATAACGTGATTGAGGCGAAGTTTCCAAACACAACGACTCAGGATACATTTGACACAGCAACTTTTGATTTGGCAGAGATTGATCCGTCGCTATTGTTCCCCAATGAACCTGTAAACAAGCAATCGGCGTCGCTTGCATTGGTCAATAACAGTGTGAGGGCACAGTTAATTTCAATACGGATGCTAAAGGCTTCGCGGGAAGATTTGCAAGTTATGGTGAATACAAATTTCACTGGCATTCAATTAGAGGCCGGTGATATTGTCACCATTACAAACACAAATTACGGATGGGTTAATAAACCATTCCGATTGAATAAAGTTATTGAAGAATTTGCGGAGGATGCAAGCGTCACGGCAAAATTAACTTTGACCGAATTTAATCCTTCAGTGTATGACGATGCTCCAATTACACAATTTCAACCTTCGCCTAATACCGGGATTGGCAGTCCAACTACGTTTGGCAGTGTGCCAACGCCAACAGTTGGTGCTCAATATAGAAACGCGCCCATTCCGTTTTTTGAATTAAATGTTACGGCTAGTTCGGCAGGAATTATTCAATATGCCGAGGTTTGGTATTCTGCATTTTCTGCGCCGACAACTGACCAATTGATTTTTGCCGGTACAACGGCGGTGCAATCCAATGGCAACCCGTATGCGCCAGGGGCTGTTTTGCCTGTGGTTAATTTGTCAAATATACCGCAGGGCAATTGGTATTTTTTCACCCGCATGGTTAACTCGCTTGGCACTTCGCAGTACAGCCTTGCAAGCACGGTTTTCTCTTGGCGTCCATTGACGTTTCAATATGCCGAACGCTATTTGTCCATTCGGTATGCCGACACAAGCACGGGCGGCGGCTTTAGTACCAATCCGCGAAACAAAACATATTTTGGTTTGCAAAACGTTTCTGTCGCAACGGGTAGCACAGACCCTGCTGATTATGTATGGTATCCAGCGACGTTTGGCACGGATTTTTATTTGTTGTTCGCTAATCGGCAAAACCGCAAGTTTAGTTTTGCTGTCGGCGGTGCTGGATTTAATAACCTGGGTGGCGCATTTGTACCGAGCGAAACAACTGTGTATGACACATCTTTGTGGTCTGCATTGGAGGATGGCTTAAATTACATCGACCTAGATCAACGGACTGGACAATTGACGCAAGCGGGAACGACGTCAACAAGTTCTGCCGATGGATTGTTGAGCGTGACCAACAATACAAATGGATCAATGGTCATTGCGCTCGAAAAGTTCTTAAACTTTGGCAATGGCGTTTATAGCAAAAACTTTACGGCGGCAACTTTAACTGTTGACATTTACGGTCGCGTTGTCGGTTTTAGTTCTCCGGATTCGTTTTATTTCACCGAAACTGTTTTTTCCGCAACCGCTGGTCAAACAACATTTGCTGTAACTCATGTGGTCGGGCAGGCATTGTTGTTCCGTGATAGCGTATTGATGCCGACCAGCGAATACACGGAAACAAGTTCAAATTTTGTTCTTGCAACTCCATGCGCGGCTGGCGAAATAATTGTCGTTTTAAATATGCGTGCGGTATCAACAAGCGATTATTATGAAATTTTAAACACCAGCATAGTTTCATCTGGCTCAAACACGGTAACGTATTACGCGCCAACCCCGCAACCAATTAACGCTGGCGATTTGCTGTGTTTTGCAGATACGCAACCTGCGCCAACTGATTCGCCAACAATGTTTACTGTTGCGTCAGTAAATACGACAACCAAGGTCATTACATTTACCGGAACAATATCTGGCGCAACTGCTGGATTTAATATATATCGCAAACGTACTGCCGGATCAAGTTACGCGCCATTTTCAAGATATGGGCAAAGCGTTAGCGGAGTAAGTTCATTTACACCAACAACGTATTCAATACTCAATGGCTTTGAAAGCATCTATATCAACGGCGCACAAATTAACGAGGCCGATTACGATGTGGTTGACGGATCGCTGACCGGATTCCCCGGTTTAGTAACTGGCCAACTTGACATTGTGATGTTTGCGCCTAATAACTACAACGTGCCAGCAAGTAATGTGACAAACACTACTGCATACTCGACCGCAGGGGCTTTGTCGTATTCATTCCCGAACAATCCTTTGTCAATGGCTGTTTATGCAAACGGCGCATTGTTGACAAAAGGTTCTTCGTATGACTACACGGCAACGACTGCTGGATACAACTTAACCGTTGCAATTTCAAATAACTTTACACTTTTGAATCAACAAACATTCGCCCGTGATGGGGCGGCATAAGGGGAAAAAATGACGCAGGCATTTAATTTATCGCAACTTGCAAATAATTTGGATTCGTCTGGTCGATTAGATGCCACGGACGGTTTGGTCAATGCTGTGCCTGTTGCAAATGGCGGTACGGGTGCGGCAAATGCAACATCGGCTCGTAGTAATTTGGATGTTCCAACTCGTGCCGGTGGAGATGCAACGGGAACGTGGGCGATTGACATTACTGGCAATGCGGCAACTTCGTCCTCGTGTAGCGGTAATGCGGCGACGGCAACTTATGCAACGACCGCTGGTTCGGCTGGTGCTGTGGCTGATAATTCTGTCAATACAAACCAAATCGTTAATTCGGCAGTGACTCCCGCAAAGATTGCACAACCGTTGACTACGACGGCAAGCGTAAACACAACTTCAGGATCGTCTAATACTTTGACCGGCATCCCAAGTTGGGTAAAACGTGTCCAGATTGTGCTTCGTAATGTGTCAACCAATGGCACTGGCGTATTGATTTTTCAACTTGGTACGTCGGCTGGTATTGTGTCAACCGGATATTCTGGGTGTTTTAATTACGGCGGTGGGGGCGGCTCGCCAACAGATGGCATTGGCATTTCGGCATCATCTGCAAGCGATGTTCGGAATGGAATTATTACGCTCGTAAACACTGGTTCAAATGTATGGGTCGCCGCAGGTGTAACTGCAATTTCAGGCCCAGGTATTACATCCCAAACTGGTTACACGGTGACATTGCCAGGGGCGTTGACTCAAATTCGTTTGACGACAACAGGGGCTGGAACGGACTTGTTTGACGGCGGATCGTTTATGGTGATTTACGATTGACTTCGTAAAATTGCAAATTTACAATGGACATACGTTTTTTGGGAGTGCCTAAAAAACGTCACTACCCGAGGGAGGGGAAGTCATGGCAGTATTTAATAAAAACACACTGTATCAAGTGTCGGGTTTCGACAACCCGATCATTGCAGGCGAGTTGGTTTATCAGCAGAAAACCTACTGGAACCTGACGTTCACTAATTCTGGCGCAATTCCTGTCGACTTGACGGGTGCAACGATTGATGCCCAGATTGTTCGCCGCCTTTTGTCAAACATTACAGACACCCGCAACGGGCTAACGTTTGACATTACTGATTACGTTCCCGCGCCCACGCCGGTTCCGCTGACGATTACAAACCGCGATGATCCGACTGGATCGTTTACCCTAGTAATTGACCAAGATTCATGGGACATTATTGCTGGCGATCCTGAGTTGGACATTTCAGCGCAGAGTCCGGTAGGGTTTTCTGGACGAATCAAAATTGGTTTCCCGTCTTTTGGTGGCACGCCTGAAGATGACGCGATCATTTTTTTGCTATTCCTGGTGCGCTCGGATGGTGTGGTAAATACCTCAGCGGCTGTATAAGGGGCAAGCAAAATGGCAAATTTGAATGTCACGGTTGTCGATGGCAACAACATCAGCGTCCAAGTAACGCCTACACCGGATCAGGTCATCAATATTGATCGCGGCGTTGCTGGTAATGGAATTTCAAGCATTGAAGTTGTCAACGTTGGCGACTATGCGTATCTGCAAATAAATTACACGGACGGAACGATTGAAACTGTTGGGCCTGTTGGGGTTAGCAGTGAAATTCTCATAAATATTGATAACAACATGGTCAGCATCGTTGCAGTTGCTGATGACCTGACTGTAATCAATACGGTTTACGACAATTTGGCCGCAATCAATGACGTAGAGGCAAATATGGCCGCGATCATTTCGGCACCTGCTGAAGCGGCGGCGGCGGCGGCAAGTGCGGCGGCGGCTTTGGTTAGTGAAACAAATGCGGCTTCATCTGCCGCTGATGCTCTCGCGTCTGAAACTGCGGCGGCAAACTCTGCCACATCTGCATCAAATTCTGCATCAAATGCCGCTTTATCTGCTACGGATGCAGACAACAGTGCGGACATTGCCGCGACTCAGGCAAACAATGCCGCAAATTCTGCTGGTGATGCCGCAACGTCTGCCGCAAATGCGTTGGCGTCTGAAATGGCGGCGGCTACATCTGAGTCAAATGCGGCTACGTCTGCGGCTGATGCTTTGGCATCTGAAAATGCGGCGGCGGCATCTGCGGCTGATGCGTTGGCATCTGAGACTGCGGCGGCGGCATCTGCGGCGGCGGCTTTGGTTTCGGAAACAAATACGCAAAACCTGTTCGACAATTTTGACGAGCGTTACCTGGGCGCGTTTAACTCCGATCCGGCAACGGATAACCAGGGCGACCCGCTGATTGTTGGCGCGTTGTATTGGAATACGGTCAACAATGTGATGCGAACCTATACGGGTACGGCATGGATTACCGCATACGTTCCGTCTACAAACTTTGTTGCTAAATCACCAACCGCAACGGATAACGCTGTTGTTCGTTTTGATGGCACTACGGGCTACACGATTCAAAATTCTGGCGTTATTGTTGATGACAGCAATAATGTATCTGGAAACAGTTTCACCGGCGCGTATGTGCAGATCGACACAGCGGCTACTGAAACCCCGGCAGTTGGCAAGATGGTCTGGGATGCCGCACAAGGTACGATTGCGTTCAATGCGCTGAATGACGGCATTGTTCGTATCGGGCAATCACTACTGGCTTATGTCACCAACGCTGATTCAGTCACGATTCAAAAGGGTCAGGCTGTTTATTTGTTTGGGGCGCAGGGTGATCGCGCGACTGTAAAGTTGGCATCGAACAATGGCGATTCGACGTCTGCAAAAACGTTGGGGCTTGCAAATCAATCAATTGCGCCTAATGCCACTGGCTTTATTATGTGCCAGGGCGTTATCGGCGGTTTGAATTTGTCCGGATTCACTGCTGGCGATTCTTTGTATCTGGGGTCAACTCCTGGATCAATCACAAACGTCAAGCAATATGCGCCCAACCATCTGGTCTATATTGGCGTGGTTGAGCGTGCAAATGCTGGCAACGGGCAAATCTATTTGCGCGTGCAAAACGGCTATGAGATGGACGAATTGCACAATGTTTCGGCACAATCGCCAAGCAATGGGCAAACTCTGGTTTACAACACTGTCACCGCGCTGTGGGAAAAGTCATTTGGCCCAATTCTGACTGACGCAACCGGATTGCCTTTGGCAACTGGCGTGACGGGTATTCTGCCGGTAGCGAATGGTGGTACTGGCGCAAACAATACGTCTGACGCGCGAGACAACCTTGGTTTGGGGACGTCTGCGGTGTTGGATGCTGGCGTTGCTGGTGGCGTGGCTACGTTGGACGGCAGTGGTACTGTGCCGCTGTCACAAATTCCCGCATCGTTGCAAGGCGCATTGAGTTATCAGGGAACGTGGAACGCAACGACAAACACGCCAACGATTCTGCCTGGAGTGGGGTCAAAGGGCTATTACTATGTCGTGAGTGTTGCTGGCAACACGATTATTGATGGCGTTGGAAGTTGGGAGATCGGCGACTGGATTGTGTTCAATGGTCTGGTTTGGCAGAAAATTGACAACACCGATGCCGTTACTTCGGTAAACGGATATACGGGCACTGTGGTGCTTGGATATACGGACGTTGGTGCTCCGTCTACAAGCGGCACGAATGCGACTGGAACGTGGGCGATTGATATTTCAGGCACTGCGGCAACGGCTGATTTGGCTGATGTTGCGACCGACTTGAATATCAATGGATTGACGCCTGAAACGGCAATTCAGTCTAGCGACTATCTGGTCGTGTATGACGTTTCGGCTGGTGCTAATCGCAAAGCAACGATCAGCGATGCGGCGATTGTTGGTCCGACCGGACCTACTGGCGCAACCGGCCCTGTGGGTGCAACCGGACCCGTGGGGCCGACTGGAGCAACCGGCACAGCGGCAACGATTGCTGTTGGCACGACTACGACTGGTGCGCCTGGAACAACGGCGAGTGTCACCAATTCTGGAACGTCTGGCGCGGCTGTTTTTGACTTCACAATCCCGCGAGGTGATGTAGGCGCAACTGGCCCCACTGGGCCGACCGGCGCAACCGGACCTGTTGGCCCTGTTGGACCGACTGGCGCAACCGGACCCACTGGGCCGACTGGAACAGCGGCTACTATTTCTGTCGGCACAACCTCAACTTTGACGGCTGGTTCACCGGCGACTGTCACTAACAGTGGTACATCATCAGCGGCTGTTTTCAACTTTGGAATTCCTAATGGGCCAACTGGCGCAACTGGAGCGACTGGCGCAACTGGCGCAACTGGACCAACTGGCGCAACTGGCCCTGTCGGACCCTCTGGCCCTACTGGGCCAACAGGGTTAACTGGTAGTCCTGGCCCTACTGGTCCAACCGGACCTAGCGGCGGTCCTGGCCCGACTGGGCCGACTGGCCCGACTGGATTAGGTTATTCAGGACTTACATCAGCCACATCGGTTGCGGTTGGCACTGGTTCAAAATCATTCACGACAAACTTGGCATCAACTGCCACAGCGTTTACTGTTGGTCAATATGTGCGCGTGTTTAACACCGCGACACCAGCCAACTATATGGACGGCACGATTACGGCTTTCAGTAGCACGACGTTGACTGTAAACGTGGCAAACGTGGGTGGTTCTGGTACGTTTGCCGCATGGACAGTTGCGGCTGTTGGAGTGCAAGGCGCAACCGGACCCACCGGCCCGACCGGACCCACGGGAAGTCCAGGTCCGACTGGAGCAACTGGCCCAACCGGACCCACCGGACCAACCGGTAGCCCAGGACCAACTGGTAGTCCAGGTCCAACTGGAGCAACCGGACCAACCGGACCCGTTGGCCCACCAGGACCAAGCGGAACCGCGAGCATTAAGGCGTGGGGAATTTTCAACGGCGACACCAGCACCGCAATCAATTACAGCGGTGTGAGTAGTGTTACGCGAAATTCACAAGGAAGATACACATACAACTTTTCTCCCGCATTGCCATCAAATCCGGTTATTCAAGCAACGGCACGAAATAAAGCGGGTATTCCGGGCACTATTTGTGGGCCACAATATGACGGATCGTTTACTACAACCGCAATTCAAATGTACGCAACCAATGATGGTGGCGGTACAGTTGATTCGTCGTACTATTGTGCAATTTTCTTTGGATAAAAAACATGACGCAACAAGTAATTGTTTGGACAAATGATCGTGGTCATGTAAATGTCTGCATACCAAATCCAGATATGGCAATTGCAGATGTTATGGCTAAAGATTGCCCGTCAAATGCAATCGTATTGAACAATACCGATTTACCAAGTGACAATGATTTTTTTGACGCTTGGATTCTGAATTCTGACAACACAGTAACTGTTGATTTTCCGTCCGCGATTGAGGTAGGGGTTCGAGAATTGAATATTCTTGCAAAATATGAATCTCGGAATCGTCTTACCAATGATGCAATTGGAATTCCCAACGTGTTAAGTGATTTGGATTGGTTGGCACTGGTAACTGGTGCAAGATCATCTATCCAATCAGCAACGTCACTTGACGAAATTCGCGCACAAATCAAAATGGTTGATGATGCGCGTATTGCCAATCTGAAATAACACAAAACAAAATATGACACAACATCTGCCAATTTGGTATTTGGGCAAACTTGACTCAAATATTTGCGATCAAGCAAAAAATGAATTGCTTGCATTTCCGTTTCATGATGCCGCTATGGGCGTCAATGGCGAGGTCAAACAAGAATCGCAACGCAAAACAAACGTGGTGTTTGCGCCGTTTGACTTTTGGCTAAGTAAGGAAATGGAAAAATTGGCGTATGAAGCAAATTCGGTTTGCAAATGGAATTATGACATTCCAAACCGCGAGGCCATTCAATTTGCTGAATATAAACCAGGGCAACATTACGATTGGCACGTTGATTTTTTCCCGTTGGCTGGCAAGGATACTGACCGCAAAGTTTCTGTGGTGTGTTTGTTAAATGATCCAAGCGAATTTCAGGGCGGCATATTTCAAATGCGTTTGTATTCTGAATTTGTTGCTCCGCTTGAAAAAGGAAGCATGATTGCGTTTCCGTCAATTCTTGAGCATAGAGTTACGCCAGTAACAAGTGGCGTTCGTTACTCAGCAACAATGTGGTTTCACGGACCGAGGTTCCGATAATGGCGACAATCAATGAAACAGAAGCAAGGCTCAACTCGCACGAGGCTGTATGCGCGATGCGATACGAGCAAATCAACGCGCGGCTGAAAAGGCTCGAAACTGTATTGATTAAAACGGCTGGTGCAATGATCGTTGGCATGGCTGGATTGTTGGCGGCAATTTTGTTTCATTTTCCAAAATGAGCGATGGACCCGATTACAGCGTTTGCAATGGTGCAGACCGCCATTGCGGGTGTTCGCAAACTGTGCGCTGTGGTCAGGGAGGCTCAAGAGGCCGGTAAGGAAGTCGCTGACCTAACGGGGCAAGTGACTGGTTACGTCAGCAAGGTTTTGGAGGGTCAAGACAAACTGCAAAAGGCCGAGCAGGAAATCCGATCAAACCCGCCAAAGGGTAAGAGTTTGCAGGTATTGGCGTTCGAGGAAGTCTCGCGCAAAATGGAGTTAAAAAAGCAGTACGCCGAACTGCGAAATATGATTGTTTACGAACTGGGGTTGCCTGGAGGATTCTGGGCTGACTTCGAGGAAACACTACAACGAATGGAGCAAGAGGATCGGGAAGCGAAAGAGCAGGCAGAATTGCAAAGGATTCAGTCGGAATGGCAACGCAAAAAAACACACGACGACCGACTGGTGTTGCTGGCTCAAATTCTTACGGTCCTGCTCGGGGTCGGGTATCTGCTGGCACTGATGTGGGCGATCAGTCTGCATCGGGCGAATCGCTTGTGGTTGCCGTGGGCCTGATCGTTTGCATGATTTGCATCGCTGGTTTTATGACGCTCACTGGCTTTTTGTATGCTGATTTGCAATCGGCTCGGGGCAAAAATAAGATAATAGAACGAAAGATTCAGGCGGTGATTGAGCGATGCGATCGTGAGTGAATGGGGGAGCGTATGGACTGGTTAAAACAACTCGCGCCGACGGCGGCTACGTTGCTAGGTGGCCCACTGGCTGGCATGGCTGTGGACGCTATCGGCAAGGCTCTCGGTATGTCGGATGCGACTAAAGAGCAGGTCAAAGATGTTTTGACGTCTGGATCTATGACCGGCGAACAAATGGCGGCGTTAAAGCAGGTCGAGGCTGATTTAAAACTGCGCCTCAAAGAATTGGACGTCGACCTGGAAAAAATACAGGCCGCAGATCGTGATTCGGCTCGTAATCGTGAAATTAAAACCGGCGACAGTTGGACGCCAAGGATCATTGCCCTGGTGGTGTTTATTGTTTGGGGTGCTGTAAATTGGAAATTGTTTAACGGCACGATCAGTGGTGATATGCGCGAACTGGTGGCAAGGGCTTTGGGTACGCTTGATGCGACTTTGATGGCCGTCATTTATTATTATTTCGGCTCGTCTGCTGGCAGTAAGGATAAAACGGAAGCGATGGCAAGCAAATGAATTTAAGCGACCATTTCACTTTGGAAGAATTGACGCATACTGATCATCGGGAATTGGATAACACGCCAAACGACCTGGAGATCGAAAATCTCAAGCGGCT